TATGGGAAACGTTGCTATCTGCAAGCGCCGACATGAGAATTTCTTGATCAGCTGGTTCTAGCTTTTCGTATAAAGATCTAACGGCGCATGAGTAGCGTCTAGGTTTTAGTGCAAATTTTAGATTTTCTAGCATTTTTACCCTTTCTGTGTAATTACAGGGTATTACTGCAGGTGCTATCTGTTGAACGACACGCCGAGAAACTCGCTGTACGTTATCAGTGCACCAATTGGTAGTTGGTCTGCTTCGTAGAACTTATAGGCAACCATTTCGATCACCTGAGAATCGTCATTGAGAACGCCAGCGTCTACAGCGGAATCGTTTATTGCCCTGCAAAGCTTGTCTATGTCGGGCTTTGTAGTTGGTAGTTCCCTGGTTACGGTTTTCGGTCTTGGCATAAAAAACATAACGTCCAAGGAAACTGCGCCTGTGAGAGGCTGACAACTGGCATTAGCTTGCTCTAACTTCTCAGTCACCAGCCTTCTCCAAGCGGGCAGATTTTTATTGCTCTCCACCAGAACGATCTTCGTCCCGCGCCTGTAAGCAGCTTTGCTCCCCTGTGGTTGGGGAGCGCCTGGAACGAAAACCTGAATCATTAGAACGGCAAGTTCTCAAAAGCTTCTGCGGTAGCCGTTTGCTGCTCTTTGGTTCGTACCTGGATCAGCTGAGCGTTTTGTACGTGGTGCTCTACAACCTGTTTTTCTTCACCAGCCTTGTTTTTGTAACTGCCGATTTTGGTAGACAGCTCCCCATGAATCTCTACCCAGTCCAATTCCTGAACCCTATTAGCCATGCTATCTGAGAACCAGCAAGTCCATAGTCTTGAATACTCTTTTCCGTTTACGTTGAAGCTCTCCCAAACTGAAAGCTTTTTTCCTTCCCAACCAATGAGATTTACGTTTCCTGCTATCTGTATCTGTGGCATTGTTTTCCTTTCGTGATTTGCATTTTTAGTAATATATAAAAACCTAATAGTATTTATTAAGTTTCTATGTATTGATTAATAACTATATATTTATTTATTTCTATATATTTATATATATATCTATATAAGGTATCTACTTCAGTTTTTCAATTCTTGCAATAGCCAACTTTAGTAGGGTTGCCAGGTCTGGATCTAGGTTTTTCATTTTGTTTACTTCATTCCAGAGCTCTATTAAAGCCCTCATTTTTAGATCCTCTAACCCATGCGTATAGCCCAGGTTGTAGGACTTGGCTTTTTCTGTGACTAATAGATCCTGAATGTTCTCCATAGTTTTTCCTTTCATGGTGTTAGAATCTTATTACCCTTTCGTGGTGAGGGAAGGCTGGAACTCCATTCACAGCCCTGGGGGATTAGGTTTCTGTGTGCCTAGTCCCCCTTTTCTTATTTGCCCTTTTCCAGTGATTTAGCGACCTGCTTAATGCTGTCTAGTAGTTCGTCATTAGCCCCACCAGCTTCAGCCTCTTTGTAAAGCGCTCTTAGTCCTGGAATGTTTCTAGTCCCAGCTAGAACAGTTGCTTCAGTGATCCAGTCTTTAGCCTTTGGTGGATTGACTTTGGTCATTTCCTCGCGTGAAGGTCTGATTGCCTTTCCCTCTTTGCTTTTGGCTTGGAAGTTTAGGGTTGCTAGAACCCTGCCCAAGGCTGACGTGGCGCATGTCTCTAGTGCGAACTTGACCATTTGCCCAGAAGTCCTGCTTTCTTGAGCGAAGTCGATTGCAGCTGGTCTTGGATCTTCCCTGTCGGTATAAGCCAACGCCTTGACTACAACTTCTGTCTCATTGATCAAGACAATTTCAGTGTGTAATCTGCCGTTGGGGTACTTATTCCAGAAGGCAGCAATACGGTCTGCCACTGGCTCATAATCTTGCATGTTGAACATTATTTTCCTTTCGTGAATGTCAGATATGGCTTGCCCTCGCCTCTGGCTTGCAGCTGCACTAAGGGCTCACCATTCAACATACCTAGCCTAGCCCCAGCCATTTCGGTCATGGCTAAGGATTTGTACTTTTGTAGATTTTGCTCTGCAGCGTCGTAGATTTGTTTAGCTGCGAGTAGATCTATCCCAATGCTTAGCTCCACAGAACGATCTTCAATACCAGGGCTTAGTTCCCTGATTGTTTGGTACGTGCTGTCGCTTCCGTCATAGCTAGGGCACTCTTCTGCGTCTAGCAGGGCACAGAATAGGATTACAGCCCCTTTTACATGCTCCATAAGGGAATCATCCCATTCCACACTAAAAGCCCTTGTAGAGCCACCTGTGACCGCATAGAGGGTAGCAGTGTTTGTGAGCCCAGTTACGAACATGTACCAGAGCACTTGGTACTTGTAGTGCAGGGGCAGCTCTGTCCAATATTGACTGGTGTGCTTTATTTCCAGAATTGACAGGTTGCCGTTGGCGTCTTCGATAATGGCGTCGGGGTTCGCCCTAAAGCGATTATTTTCTACGCTGGCGAAGGTTAGGTTTTCGTGATAGACCTTGATTGTGGGGTATTCTTCCCTGAAAGCTTGAACGATCCCTGGCTCTAGAAGGTTGCCTAGTCTCATAGCCATATTAGCTGGCTGTGGGGGAAGAACTCCAAGCTTTTCGTAGAACAGCGTTACAGCTGACTTAAACGGGCTTAGGTTGAGGATAGAGGCGATTTCAGAACCGCCTATACCTGATTGCCTTTGTTCTAGCCATTCTGGGCTACCTGAGGCGTGCGTGCCGATTAAACGGGCTTTACCAATTTGCTCTATTCGTTTTGCTATTTCCATGTCTGGAAACTAGCACATTGGTCAGACTATTTTTGCCCTGGAATTTCTGGAATTTCAATAACGGTAAAGTCTTCCAATTCGGCGTCTTCAAAGTCGCCTTGGGGATTGTTTACCTGAGTGTTGCTAGCTGCCAGGATTGTGGCTAAAAAGGATAGCAGGGCTGCGACGCTGCTCATTACCGCTTGGCTTTGTTCGTCGGTAATAAACCCTGCTAAAACCAGTAAAGGCACTATTCCTGCAACTGCAGCGTAAATAGCTTTTCTTAATTTTGGATTAAACTTCATTAGAACTCCAATACTTTCAAGGGGTCGATTGTTTTGCCTACAAATACGTGCTCTGCAGTTAAACCTACGGTTAGGTGATCATGAGCCCCACGCGAACACTTGCCAGTATTTCCAACCAGCCCAGCTACGTCTTCAGCCTTGATCTTATCGCCAGACTTCCATTTCGGCTTGCGCTTTAGATGTGAATGTGCAGCAAATAGAATCTTACCTTCGCGCATGAAGCGATAGCTAATTACCCAGCCCAAGCAGTCACTCCACTTTACAAACATCACAGTCCCATTAGCACCAAAGCGAATAGGAAAGCCTTGGGGAATACCAAAATCAAGTCCCCTGTGAGGGTTTGGACGGTTTTCAGTTTCACCGTAAAGGGAAGTAATGCTAGCTTTTGGAAAAGGCGCTTTCATTAGTTTACTAAGTTTCCAACTAAAACTACTGCGAGCGCGGTTAGTGCTGCAGAGCTGAAAGCAGTTATCCAGGCTGTTTGCCAGCGTGCTTTTTCCAATTCCCGTATACGGTCTTCGTGATCTTGAAGCATTTTAAATCCAGCTTTAATTTCAGCCATGTCTGTAACTAGCTGGAGTAATAGGGCTTGCTGGGTATTCGGTCTACCTTGCTCCGTCATTTACTAGCTCCCAATTCAGGTTTTTTTCATTCCATTCGTAAAGCTTTCCGTCACTTGGGTAGGGCTTAGGTGCTGACCACATACAGGTTTGCTCATTTAAAAGCCAGCTTTCGTAAGGTTTTGGCGGTATAAAAGCGTCTCGCTGATGATCGTAAATAAAACCAACGCCAGCATAGTTTTTGCGAATTTTGCCGTTATAGGACGTTCTCTTGCATGTCTGTCCTCTAAAATTACCGTACCAAGTTTCTGGATCTAAGCCTTCAATTATCTCAGTTTCGTCAATACCGACAATTACTTCTGTAACAACATTGTTTTCATCAAGAAATGCGTAATGAGCCATTATGCTGCCCAGCTAACATTTCCAGTACCAGCGGTAATTGTCGTGTATTTTTCATTTGTTCCGACTGTCTGATTAGTAACCCCAGCAGTCAGCCCTGCTCCGACTGTGATTGTGTATGTTGCAGGGTAGCGAAGAATTACAATTCCTGAACCGCCAGATGCTCCACCAAATTGAGTCGAACCGCCAATTCTATTATCCTGTCCCCCACCGCCGCCTCCGGTGTTCGCAGTTCCATTTGTCGGATTCGTAGTTCTATTTCCACCCGCACCCCCGCCAAAAGAAGCAGTTCCCGGAGTTCCTCCGTCATAGGTTGAACCGCCTCCCCCGCCTGCCCTATTCACCGATGACCCAGTAATCGATGAGGCAACTCCTATTCCGCCCGCTCCACCAGTCGTTCCCCCAGAAGTGTTGCCGCCTGCTGCCCCAGCACCTCCGCCACCAGCAGCTGGATAATTTGGAGCAGTTCCAGCACCGTTGCCGCCCTTATATCCCTGTCCTGTTGTTCCCGCTGCCCCCACACTAGTCCAGCCTCCCCCGCCGCCTGAACCTCCGCTTTCAGCCTGATTTCCAGCTCCATCGGATTGTCCATGACCACCTTTAGTAGAAGTGATTGTCGAAAAACTAGAATCGTTTCCGCTAGTTAGAGAAGCCCCTCCAGCTCCAATGGTTACTAAATAATTCGTTCCCGGTGTGAGTGTAAGTGGCGATTCAGCCGAAGCCCCACCCCCAGAAGATTCACCAGTGACGGAAGAGCGATATCCTCCAGCCCCTCCGCCGCTGCCATGTCCATTTCCGGTGCTACCCCCGCCCCCCCCGCCTGCTATTACTAAGTATTGAACAGAAAGCGGTAGACGGCCAGAACCAGCAAGTATTCCCCAGTGCCAGCCCAATTATGCTCCTAAATCACCAATAAGCGCGTAAACTCCGCTAGCCATGCACTGCACTGTAGCACCGACGTATTGAGCCGAAGTTTTTAAATTTCCAGATTTAGATTGTAGCGTTACGCCAGATCCAGCTGCAAAGGTGATTTGCCCAGATCCTGCCTGGTAAAAGTCAATTTTTTGTCCCACGCTCAATACATTAGCAATAGTAATAGTTATTGCAGATCCTGTGGACCTGATCATGCTGCCAGCGTCAGCTGCGACAATTGTGTAATTGGCTGACTTATCGCTAACGGTTTGAGTTGCTGCTGCTTTACTATCTAGCTGTGTTTGTACAGCGCTAGTTACTCCACTTAGGTAGCCCAATTCAGTGCTGGTAACTGTAGAAACTGCCAAAGCACCAGAACCGTTAGAAACGATTGCCCTGTTTGCTGTGTAGGTAGTGCTGCTAACCAGATCTTCCCAGGCAGTTCCCGAATAGTATTGGAACTTGTTGGTGTCCTGAAGCCAAGACAGCATGCCCTCTACTGGATCTGTTAGTTCTGAGGCGCGTGTACCGCTAGAAGCAAAGACCATAACGGACTGCCTCATA